TGACGGAAGGACGGAGGTTCAGGGATTGGAAATGAACTTGGGCGTAGTAGCCGGACTTGCGGGCGGGGAGACGCAGGATGACGTCCTCCTCAGTAGGGGAACCGTAGGTGCTGACCTCGGTCGTGTAGTCCGGGTTCACTGTGATGAACGACGTCTTCAGGACGCCAGCGGACGGGAAAGCGGCATCCACCTGAAGGCTTGAGAAGCGCTTCTCGCGGTTCGTCTGGAAGGAATACGCGCGCGTCGTGAGTTCTCCGTCAATCTGGATCGGCTCAAAGGAGAGAGGGTTCAGGACGGCAGGGATATAGAACGGGAGCACAGGCGTTCCGTTCGCATTACCGAACTCATCGTAATCGAGTTCTTCGAGCAGGAACACGCCCTCAGTCTCATTCACCATGAACATACGCCGGCGGTTGCCGCGCTTAGCGACGATGAACTCCTTGAAGGAGAAAGAGTTCGCCTTGGCGATGAGACAGTTTCCTCCGTAATAGAAGCCGCCAGGGATGGCGAGCGCAGCGGAATACGGAACCTTGATATAGAAATAAGCGTAGTCGTATGGGGAAGCCTGGACGACATAAGAGCCGTTCGGGTACTTGGTATCCACTGCGGTCGGGCCTCCGAAGTCATCTACGAACGTGATATTAACCGTATCACCGACGGCTAGTCCGTGACCGTCCTTATTGATCTGGACGTTGATGAAATCGCCGCTGGAGTACGACGCGGTGCTGAAAGTAGCCGCCGACGGGGTTTCGACGTTGCTATTAGAAGGGTAGGTGTCCACGGACTCCCAAGCCTTGTTGATGAAGTTGTAAACCAGCGTGACGTTATTCCGGGTGCTGGAGTCCAGCGGGACGGAAAGGTAGTAGCGGTTCTCCCAGTACGTCGCCACGGCGGAGCTCACGGCGTTGTAGTTGATACGAGAGATGACGTCGTTGATCGGGGCGGACAGCGGCTCGGCTAGGGTAAGCAGGCGCATGCCCTCCGGGGTGTTCGCCGCGCCGTTCCCAGCGCCGGCAGGGTTCAACATGTACACCCCGTTGTCGGACAGGAAGATGATACCTCCTCCAGCCTGAACGATAGACCCCTTCGCGATACAGCCGATGTCGGTGGCGAGCGACTTGATGTAGGAGTCGTTCTCATGCGCCGGATCTCCTGATGCGTTAGCACCCACACCGGCAGCAGCGTAGAAGATGCTGTTCCGCATGAAGATGACGAACTCGTTCAGAGTCCATGGGGTGATGGCAACGATGCTGTCATTACTGCCGTCGTTGATCGTGAATAGGTCTAACGAAGACCAGTGATTGTCCTGAAGGTAATGGCTGACCTGAATGGTGTTGCGGTCAATCTGGACGATATGCCGATTGCCGTAGTAGATAGCGTGACGGCTGTTCGGGTAGTTATGATGTACGCCGACACCCGGAACCGCGACGGTCGTCGCCCCATCCCATCGAAGCACAGACTTATTGAAACCGCGCAGGATGTACACATAGCCGATGCCAGTCGCCTGATAGAGCTGAACCTCGTCCGCAGGGGCGATGAAGTTCGTGGCGTTATAGGTGGCAGTCCCGGTGCTGACAGGGCGGGATGCCGGGACGGAGTAGGTGAACGTATTCGTCGTGACGGCGGTGATTGTGACGACGCCTCCGTATCCAGCGACAGAGGTGTTGACGTAGAGCTGCGTTCCGTTCGTCAGGCCATGCGCAGCCTTAGTGACAGTGACTGTCGAGCCAGTGCTAGCGTAGGTGGCACCCGAGACGAGGCCAGGGAAGTTCACCTTGAACGAGGTAGTCTCGGTGTCAGGGTTGAACGTGTACAGGCCGTCAGACACGCACACGACGATGAGCTCAGTGCCGGTCGCGGTCGTGTACGCGCAAGCCCCGTAGATAGTCTCTCCTACGAGGGCGCCAGTCGTGAGGCGTTCAGCACCCTTACGGACGGTGGCGATGCCACGATCCATGCGGATGTTCTGAGCCTTGGAGACGAAGTTCTTACCCAGATTGACCGGGTTGTCCCTGGAGTTCAAGCCGATGAACCCCTCGTCACCATCGACTGCGTACTCCTTGGGCATTACTTACTTGCCGGTGATGGAGTGCCAGACGGCGAGCAGTTTCTCGGAGTAGCGCACGCCGACATAGAGGCCGCCAAGGAACGAGATTGAGAGCAGGAGGATCGTGAGCATATTATTTGGTCGGTAGAGAGATTTTGAGCCGGGTGAGTTCAGCCTTCAGTTCAGCCTCGGTGGGCTTGTTGATGAGGGTCAGTTTGCCCCAGTACTTGCCGCCTTGAGGAAACTCTTGGTAGCCAAGACAGACCTTATCCTTGACGAAGGCAGTCCAAGAGACAGGGATTTCGACAGGTTCAGTAGCCATAAAGTTTAGTAGGAGTAATATCCTCCAGAGCCATCAGCGGCATAATTATAGGTGATATCGTATGTGCTTCCAGTCCCGTCATCATAAGTGCAAGTTTCGCTATAAAGAAATGTTCCGTTGCTATACCAGTTGTTTCCTCCAGTCATTGCATAGCCTCCAGTTCCATCGTGGTTGTAAACAGTAGTGGATGTGCCTCCAACTATATTTTGAGTTCCGTTACAAGATGTGGTAATGCTGATATACGCATTACCAGTCTCAGAGTAAATCTCAACACCCCAAGCATAATATTGAACATCCGTAGCGGTTGCCCAATCTGTGTAAGTTCCTCCAGAACCATTGTTTTTTACTTGAACATCACAGAATTGGCTTGGATAGTATGTCGTTCCATTGGGACTAACAGAAGCCCCGCCTTCAGCAATAGGGTATGCAACATCGTATAGCCAACTGTTGAAAGTCCCAGCGGCAGGGTACGACACAACCACGCTAGGGAACGACACGATAGTCCCGAACCCGGTACGGCTAGTGCCGGACGAGATGCCGAACCCGATCCGATGTAGGTCAACCCCCATTAGGCCACAGCGTAAGCGATGTGGACAGGAGTAGAGGCAGTGTCAGAAACACAACGAACAATGCCGTTGTAGTTATCAAGGGAGATGCTTTCGCCAGCCTTGACCTTCAGGCCGTCAGTGCCAGACGCAGCCAGGACAACCGTAACGGTCGCCGTAGCGTGTTGGTTCTGGATGATGACGCTGATGCGGCGCTCCGGGGTGACGGCAACGGCGAGGGCGGTACTGGCAGAAGTACCAATGGTCTCAGTGGCGTGGACGAACGCCCGGATGAACGGAGAGGAGATAGAGATGTTCGACATAAAGTTAGTAAGTACGGATCATATTGATACGGATGCTCTGCTTCTGTTGGCGGAAAATCTTGTCGATTTCGAGGTCGAGCATGAGCTGGGCTTCCTGCTCAGCGACCTGAGCCGCCTCAATCTGGAGCTCAGAACGCAGCCAATCGGCGTACATGCCGCGCGAGACGAACGTCCCGAAGATGTACGGGACTTCCTTTTTAGCCCACTTAGCAGGGTGAGTCGTCGGGGACTGACCAGCGGTGGTAGCCTCCAAGCACTCCCAGAAGTCTCCGTAATGAGGCTTGCCGGGAATGGGCATGGTCGTTCCAGTGCCGCTGCCGCTGTCGAAGTAAGCCTGTGCTCCCACTGAGTAGGCGAGGCTGGAAGTCCAGACGTCACCGAACAGTTCAGGCTTCTTAACGCGGTACTCCCCCCAGACCGTAGAAGGGTCTGAGCCGAAGACCAGCTTAACCACGCTGCCATCGTTGTAGATGCGGTAGGAGAGGGGCTGGGCTTTCGGGGTTAAAAGGGGGTCTTGGTCGTAGCAGTTCAGAACCTCGCCGGCATCGGCAGGGATCGCGGCGGTAACGGTACCAGTGGTAGCGTTCACGGTGAACTGAGCCACACGAACCAAGTCAGGCCAATCCTGGGACTCCCAGGCCATGCGAAGGCGCTGGTTAGCGAAGTCACGGAACTGGGCGAACGTCTCGTCGGAGATGTTATGCCTGTCCTGTCCAGCGAGCTGGATGCCTTCAAAGAGGATGGTGCTGAAGTTTACGGCTCTCAAGAGAGGTATCCGTCGGAGGTGAAAATTGACCCGTTGACCACTGTCCGCTTGACGCGGTTTTTAACAGCGACCTCCGGGTTGTGCTTGATGAAGTCATTCACGAACGACTTGTCATCCCAGCACTCATAGCCGAGGCGTTGGCCCCAGTAATGAAAAGCAGCAAGGGGGATCTGAGCCTTTAGCTCCCCGACCCCCTCTAGGCTAGAGGCGGCGTTCGCATGACGGAACGCTGCCTGCTGCTTAGCCTGAGAATAGGCGGCTGTTTCCTGCATCCGCCATCCGTTGAGGAGTTCCCTCTCCACCTGATTTCTCAGATGGGAGGGGATAACCTCAGCGAAGGACTGGATGATATCAGCCACCTGTGGATTAGGCGCTGAAGTCGAACTTGCCGAAGGCCAGCGGGTTGTACACGCAGAGGCCGGCGACGGCTTCGACGAGACGCGCTTCGCCACCACCAGCGTTCGGGAGCTCAGTGACTTCAGCGACGTTGCCGCCGTAGCGCACTTCGAGCATGTCGAACGGGATGATGTAGCCCGAGAAGTTGTTCTTCAGGAACAGCGACGGGTGCAGGCGGATCTGGCCGAAGTCACCTTCGAACACGTCCACGGAGCTGATGTAGGACGGCTCGGAGGAGTCGCGGGTCAGCGTGCGGATGGTGTTGTACTGGTTGGTACCAGAGGCCGAGGTCGTGAACACGAGGTTCGTGAACGCGCGCTTCAGGGTCGGGCCGACGATGGCGTCGTAGTTCTTGAACTGGCCGGTCTGGGAGTAGATGCCGGTCAGCACGTCCTGGACGACAGACTCCGTGAGGGAGGCGGTGCCGACGGTGC